TACCCGTTGTACCACAGTAAACGTTACACACTCTTTCCATGGCTTGAGGCTGCGCGTAATCAGCTCTAATGGTTCGGAGGGTCCTATAACTTGTAATTCTGATGTGAGCAGGGATTTCTTCGATCTTCCCTTCTTTGGCAAGATCCCATACTCTATCCCAGTCAGTGGCTGCATTTCGATTGAAAACTTGCTGTCCAAATTCGAATGGCTCTCCAATTCTTGAGAGTTCTTTCCATACGTACTCATTGGCTGCGGAAGATCTTGAGAGTTCACAATGTGCTCTTCCTCCAAATACATCTCGGACTGTCCTGGTTCTAACTTTCCGTATGAACGAGGCAAGCACTTGAAAATGACGGAATCCTCCTTCTCCTTCTTCAAGTTGTCCTTTAACATACTGGACCCCTGTAGGTAGGTTTGCATCCGGGACGTAGTCTTCTTCGGGGATTGTGAGAAGCCAGTGCCTACCTTGGTTAGATCCCATTCAAATTCTGGATTCATAGTGAAGAATTTGAGCGTATTTATATCCTTTTATATTTTTTTAATATATCATGTGACATATTAAATTTATGCACACGTTTTTAATTTCGGCAACGTGTGAGCTCCGGTCAGTGTAAAGAGCACTGAGCCGTCGCGCCTAGTAAGTAATACTACTGGCTCACCCTTTGGGGAGCCGTTTGGTGTTTACTAGGCTTTAATCCGAGGGCGGATTATGGGCTGCCTCGCCGGCGCGGCTCAAACCCCCCCTAGCCCCCCAAGGGGGGAACGTTAATGGGTTTATATATCCCCTCGGTAATGCAGTCCTAAGTTGTTGCACGTCACGTGACCCCTAACCCTAAACCCTAACCCTAAAATTCCAGAACATTCCCGGAGTTAGGGCTAATCACGTGAAAGTCACGTTTTAACATATAAAGGTGAGCTCCCGCTCTGAAATCTCACAAAAATGTTGACTCCCCCAAAGACTCCTCCACCTCCTTTGCCCATGTTAACTAAAACTAAATTAAATGGTAAAACTTTACATCTCAAGCCTAGATCTTTGGACAAGGCGTTTTTGGAAGTATTGGTAGAAGTTTGTCAAGAAAAGAAACCAGATTGTAAATTGGATAATCCCTTTGATTAATATATTATTTACGGTCCCAAATTATTGAATGCCTGAGATTTCACAGAAGTAGTAAACTCTACTTTCTTTTTCATAGAAGACAAAAAACAACCGATTTCGATTTGTCTTTCATAAGTAATGTTAATATCATTACTAGAAATACTGCGAATCATTTCTTCTAATGCAATCATTTGAGATTTGCCAGGACAGCCAGCAACTACATCAGCTACTACTATATATCCTGCTCTAAATTTAGCTTTAATTCTTTCGAATAATAATTGATGTGACCCTTTATAATCATGGCTAATATTAAATTGTTTTATATCACCAGGATTAATAACGAGATTGTTAACCCGATCAATATTTGCAAAGTGACGGGGATTAGGCGGTTCTTCATAATCTGGAAGTTCTTCACCACGAATAGGCATCAATCCTGCCTGAGTGCAACTATTCAAATAATAATTATGATCAAAATCTGCATAATTCAAAGCTTTCAATTTGGGATTAGCGCCTTTAAAAGTATACACTTTACCCATCAATGGTGTACTATCAACTCTATCAGTACTATCTCTGTTTTCAACATCAGCACTATCTCCTTTAGTACGATTTTGAACGCGTAACGTAGATTTACAAACAAAATGAACCATTTCGTTTGTTAAAATAACCTTCGAAATACAACGCCTAGTTTCTAAACTACCAGTAACATCTGCTCTCAAGATCAAATTAATTTCGCATGGCATGTTTGGATTAGTATCGTTATTAATCATGTAATTAACAACAGCAGTTCGGAAACTTGTAAAAGTTACCCGTTGTACCACAGTAAACGTTACACACTCTTTCCATGGCTTGAGGCTGCGCGTAATCAGCTCTAATGGTTCGGAGGGTCCTATAACTTGTAATTCTGATGTGAGCAGGGATTTCTTC